TGAAGCATCTTGATGTCAGGCAGCGCGGTCATGGCTGGCGAGCGCCCGAAAACTTCGCCGGGTGCTTTCATCCAGCGCGAAACCATGTAAGGCATTTCGTCAAAGCCGCCCTCGTGGAGAACGTGCTTTTCCTTTTCATCAAGATAGACCGATGCAACAGGCAGCAGGTCGGCACGTTTTTTCCCAGGCGTAACGTCTTCTCGCGGATAGACGCAATGCAGGATTTCCAGTTCTTTATCGTATTCCTTTTTCTCGTATAGCTTTTGCATACGAGGCGACAGGGATTTTTCGCCCCAACGCTGGACAATCTGGCGCAAGGTCATTTTCGACACTCGGTAAACGGTGTCGATAATTCCATCGGCGTTCTCAGCAATATAAATCTCGTCAATGTGGACTGATTTGAAGCCGATGCCATCGCGGGTCGCCGGTTCGCTGATAAACATTGCCGCCGTGCCAATGGAGCAAAGCGTCAGATAATATTCGTGAATATGCGACGGGAATGCGACTTCCGGCGCGGATATTTCAGAAATAATTGCCTTGGTGGTGTCTTCCAGCCAATCCTTTACTTCTGGCGACTCGGCCAAGGTTTCGTCATTTGTTTTGAGGCGAAGCGAGAACCATTCCTGCGCCGGGTTTGTTAGCATCCCATGCAAACCAGCGGCGAGCATTTCATTGGAATGAACGCCGGTGCTGTCATAGACCAGCGTTGTGCGCTTGTCGCCCTTGGCCCGCTTTACATTGAAGTCGGCGGCATTCGGCAAGACATAATTGGAAACGTCCTGCCAATGCGTTTCCCAGTTCCCGCGCTCGGCCTTCAACTTACCTTTGCGTTTGCAGTGATGGATTACGTCCTGCTCGGTAATCATTTCGGCCTCACTTGATGAACGCGAAGGTATGGAAGGAAAGGTCGGTGACAGTCACATTTGCCGTGCCGGTTTCGTTGGTGACATGGATTTCGATATAGTCGTTTGTCGCCATTGCGGCGTGACATGAGATGGCGACCGAGTGCGCTTGAGAGGCATTCGACACATAAAACGTAACAACGCTATCGTCGATCAATGCGCCAGAAGCGCCGCTGTCGTCGTACAAATAAGCCTTAAAGCTAATTTGCTGGTTGTTCGATGCGCTTTCAAACGAAATTGTTGCAGTAATGTAAACCAGCTTTTCCGCTGCGCCGGTATAGCGGAGCCTATTGCTGGTGCTGCTATCGTCATCGAACAGATACTCGGAGCCGGATAGTGCAGTCGTGCCAGCCACCTTGTAATATGTGCCGCTGCTGGAAATCGTCGTCGCCGTGGCGTTAGATTGCATGCCCGCCTCACCAAAGCCGGGGCGCATCGAGACAATCAAATCACGCACATCCTGCGCGGTGATCGAATTGGCAGCTTGCCCGTTTTGGAAAAGGTTTGTCAGCAAATCGCTTTCGGTGCGAATAATGTCGGCCATTGTTTAAATCCTCTCAAGAATATTCGCTGTGAAATTCACTTCAGCGCCGGTTCCTTCCCACTCGCCAGTGTAAGTCTTGCCTGACCCCAGCAGCGTTGTGGTGGAGTTCAGGTTTGATGTGTAGCTGTGGTTTGATACCGGATATGGCAGCGACGGCTCAATGACCATTTACTGACCCAATCTTTTTTTCTTGTGATCTTCTAAGGGTTGGATGCCGCCGAGTCTTGGCAATCCTTGAGCACCAGTCAGGATAGTTGATTTTCTGCCGACAGAACCAGGGTCTTTTCCGCCAGAAAGGTTTTGTTTCGCTGTCGTCATTGCTGATTTAGCTGGTGCGTTTTCACGCTGAAAGATCGTTGGGTCGCCGCCAGTGGCTCGCGCAGCGCCGCCAATAGCTCCAGACATGATAGATATTGCATCAAGCATCGTTGCCTTGGTTGGCTTCCCGTCAGTCCGCGTCATTGGAATGCCGCCCATAACAGCTACTGACCCAGCAAAGTCTTCTTGCCGCCAGTGTCTTCACCTTGCACGCCCTGACCGCCGGTCAGAATGGTTGATTGACGACCTTTAGCGGCAGCACGGCGGCGGCGCTCCTTCAATTCCTCGTCGCGCACTTCCTGATCCGACTTCTCGGGCATGGGCGGCGGGGGCGGCGGCGGGGGAGGGGCTTTGGGGCTAGAGAGAATTCCACCCATGATTAAACCTCATTTTTGCAAAAATGAAACAGCGTGGCAAAATTATCACACAGAGGGTTTTTTGTATATACAATATTTCTCCGTGAAGCCCATTCGCTCATAAAGCTGGCCGGTTCGCTCCGGCGTGATACCAGCCGACACGCCTAGCATTGGCTCCTTGACGCCTTTAGCCTCGCACCATGCGACATAAGCCTTCACCAACTTGACGCCTAGCATCCCGCCTCGATGCACCTTTGATACATAGATGGCAAGGTCGCCACTAGTCAGGTCGTCGCCAAAGAAATGCGGCATAACATAGCCAGCAGCAAATCCGATCAGATTGTGATCCTTTTCGGCAACAAATCCGCACCAATCATCGCTGGTGATAATGGTTTCGATCATGTTGACAACTTTTGGCACGCTGAAATCAAGGTGCGCGTAACGGCTTTCTTTGTGCATCGCAGCACCAAGCAGGACGCACTGCGGTATATCTCGATTGCTGACGGGTCTAATCATCTGGGCCACCTAGTTGCTGGCGCGTCCAGATCGCAGTGGATATGCTCGCCGGTTGAGTTTAGCGCAATGACGATGGCATCAGGGTATCGCCGGTGCATTTCGGCAAATCCATCATTCCAACCGGGCGCTGAACCGACGATCAGGATCAATTGTCAAGCAGCCCTGCTTTTTTAAGAATGTTCATTACTTCAGGCTCATGCGATTTTGATCGCTTACGCGCCGCATTTACCGCATCATTGACATTATTGAACACTGCCGCCTTTTCCTTTGTTTCGGGGTCAATAAAACCATTTTCACGCATGATTTTGATTGCTTCCATAACGTCAACAGCTTTCCCACCGAACATAGTTGGAATATTCATAAACCCGCCGTTAACCTCAATCGTTTCGGTTCTCTCAGTTGAGACTGAACCATCTGGATTTAAAATTACTGGCCTTCCATTTCTTAACTTCCCAATAATTTTTGTGCCCAATTTCCCTAATTTTTTATATTCTGCCATTTCATCTACTCCATAACCGCCACAGCCTGACGGCCTTGGTGGATTTCATACCCTGACAGATCGTAATCCATCTCGGCTAGGGCTGGCCGATAAATGTCATGCTGCCGCCCTTTGATCTCAGAAAATAGTTCTGTCATGCCCCAAACCAGCGCATCGACCCTATCCGGCGAACCTTCGCCCTCATAGCCTTCTGCCGTCACTTGGCACATCTGAGCTTCCAGCAGCGGCATATTTCCCACATGATGCACCCGGCCTAGTGCGTACAGGGCGCTGATAGGCTCCGCTCTAACGTGCTTGCCCCTGGACGCATGGACTAGATGCACCGGCACGCCAGGGCGAATGCTGTCGATCACGGTGCGGCACATCTCGCCGCCTTGGTTCTTCTCTATGACGATAGCATCTGCGTGCCAGTAGTCGTAAAGCGCGATGGCTCGCCGACCCCACTTTTCTGGCGTGCCTTTGGTGCTGCTATCTTCGAGGACGTAGCCGTGTCCGTTTTCCGCCACACCGCATGCGACGATCCCGTGATAGTCGGCGTTCTCCTCGCTTGATGTCGCCGGGTCAACGGCGACCACGATGCGCTTGAGATCGTTTGGCGCCGCTTCGACCCTGCCTTCCTCAATGTCGCGCATCGTCCAAATTGCGCCCACCGCCTGCGGTTCGTAGCCGCCTTCCCAGATGTGGTCGTAGCGGTCAGGTCGATGCTTTCTGTCGAATAGGCGCTCGGCTTCCAGTTCCTTGGGGAAATATGGATTGTCGCTCCAATTCGCACGCACCACAACGGCGTTTGGATTTTCCTCGCCTTGGCGCAACAGCTTGTCGACTGCGTCACTTTCCAGGCGCGGGTTCCAGCTAAACCACAACTCGGACCCTGGCGTGCGGATCGTCGGGCGCAATAGTTCCAGGCTTCGCTGGGTCATGGTTTGTGCTTCTTCCGCCCAGGCAACGTGGAACCCCTCAAGTGATTTGATGCTTTCCGCCGTGTGGTCTTGCATCCCCTGGAAAATAATAACGCCACCGCCGGGTGTTTTGATTTGGTCGTTTAGGATTTCAAAGTGGTCATCGACTGCGTGCTGGCGGATTTTGTCTTCAAGCAGGCGCTTGGCGCTTTCTTTCAGCGACTTCTGAACCTCACGAATGCAGACTGCGCGGAAGCCCCGGTTCTTGTAGGCGTTGGCAATCATAAAATCCGCAAAGGCGTGCGACTTGCCAGACCCTCGACCGCCGTGCGCCCCTTTGTATCGGCTCGGCTTCATAAGCGGGCGGAACACAGGCGGCACGCCGGTCAGATCAATCATCAGGCTTGCCGCCCCATAACACCACAGGCCCACCGTCTGCGCCGGTCACTTCGTTGCGGGTGGTTTCCTTCCAACCCATGCGGCAGGCCGTCCACCATTTAAGCGCCTGCGGATCGCCAGATTCAGCCTTTTTGAACATCACGCCGCCAATCTTGGCATTTGCCTTGATGAAGGACGTTTCTAGCTCTTCGGAAAAATACTTTTTCAGCGTTGGGACTGAAATGCCGCCCTTGACTATACCCCTGGCAATCTGCTCATGCGGCAGGCCAACAGCGGCCCACTGAGACACGCGCTGGCGCTGTTCGTCAGTTGGCTTGAATGCGGGTCTTCCGCCCTTGTTCTTTTTTTCTGCCATAGCGCCCTAAAAAACTAAGCTGCCTTGCCTTGTTTTTCCATATCGTTGAACTTACGACCATCTTCGTGAACGGCCTCTTTACCGGTGAAGTCTTGCCAGCGTTTGATGATAACGTCGCAGTATTTTGGGTCGAGTTCCATAAGGCGGGCCACGCGTCCGTTCTTTTCCGCTGCGATAAGGGCAGTACCAGAACCTCCAAATGGCTCATATACAACCCCGCCTGGGTCTGTGCTGTTGCAAATATAATGCTCAAATAATTCAACCGGCTTTTGGCTCATGTGCTGCTTGTCTTTGGCGTGTCCCGCAGCGAATGATTGCTTAGACGATGGCGTGTTTATCGTCCTCGCTTTTCCTTTAAACCCATAAAATGTAAACTCTAGGTCTTTAAAATACCATCTATTCGGTATTCCGTTTGGCTTTTGCCATGTCAAAATATTATGATACCGCCAACAAGCCCTTTCTGCCGCCGCAATAATGTCAGAAAGATTTCTGTCGTTACTCATAATGTAGCAATCAGCGTCCATATTACAAACTGCGAATGTTAATGGCATCCAATCGTCAAAGGGTGGAACCTCAAACATTTTGCCGTGGTTTACCGGGTAATCCTTCCCCATCCAACCACCTGTAATCATGCCTGGATTTTCGTAGTGCGTTTTTGATGTCGGCGTTACCTCGTATGGAGGATCAGTTAGAAGAAGATCAGCAAGAACACCATCCATCAACTTCTCCACCGCATCAATGCTGGTGCTATCCCCACACATAAGCCGATGATCGCCTAGCAGCCAAACATCACCCGACACCGTCACTGGGTTTTCCGGCACGTCAGGCACCGCGTCCTCGTCGGTCAAGCCCTCCGTTTCCTCAACCAGAAGGCTAGCCATGAAATCATCATCAAACCCCAACAGCGACATATCAAACCCTTCGCCGTCCAAATCCATAGCCTCAACCTTGAGCAAATCCATATCCCAGCCGGCATTTTGCGGCAGTTGGTTATCGGCCAGGACGTAGGCGCGTTTTTGCGCTTTAGTCCAGCCGGTGGCCGTCATGGTTGGTATTTCTTCGATGCCTAGCTTACGAGCCGCCATGACACGCCCGTGGCCTGCTATGATCTCGCCGCCTTCGTCAATCAGCACCGGGGTCGTCCATCCCCACTCTTTGATGCTGGCTGCGATTTGCGCCACTTGCTCGTCCGAGTGGGTGCGAGCATTTCGCGCATACGGGATCAGGTCATCCACTTTGCGCCGGGTGATTTTATCTGCGGGCCATTCTTGGATCATGGCGCATTATCCACAAAAAAGTCGGCTGG